TGTATATATTATAATATATTTATAACATATGGTTTATAAATTAAGATAATTTTAGAATATTGGAAACGACGTTTGTAATGTTGTAAGATAATTTATTTTTTAGTAAGAAATATGCTTAGAATATATATTTTATCTTGGATTTGGGTTTTATCTGTATATTTTTATCTTAAAATCCAAATGATTAAATATTTATTTTGTATTTTGTCTATTAATTGTCGTTTATATTATATAAGATTTATTATTTTTTTTTAATTTTAAAGATAATAAAAATAAAATATAAAAAGTTATATATATAAAGACTCACTCTAAAAAAAATTTCAATAAAAAATCTGAAAAGTAAAAAAATTTTAAATAAAAACAAGTTCGAAAGAAAAAAAATTACAAAAACCATTTTTTACAAGATGTTTTTTCCAAAAGAGTGAGTCTGAAATTATAGAATAAAGAAGTTTATAAAATTATTATCTTTGTTGTTTTTATAAAAATTTATAAATGGTTTCAAAATTGTATATATTATAATATATTTATAACATATGGTTTATAAATTAAGATAATTTTAGAATATTGGAAACGACGTTTATAATGCATCAAGATAATTGTTTTTACTACGAAAAATATGGTTAAGCGCAACGAATACTTGATAAGATTATAAAGTATAAGTAATATTAGTTAATAAATAATTTTAATTATTAATATGAAAATTATTTATATTATTAAATTATATAAATGGATTGTTATTTTTATGGAGTTCTTGGAGTTGCACTTCTTAGTGGAAGTATGGCAACACTTTCTGTTAGTAAAGAACAACACGATATGTTAAGAAATGTTTTTTCAGAGGAACTTGATCAGAAATATGAAAATATTATTATAGAAAGGAGAAATCATTATATAATTGGTATTATTTTAGGTATAGCTATTTCTTATTATGTTTCTACAAATATGAATATATTAAACCAATTTACACGTTTAAGTTTATTCTTAACGATTACACTTGGTACAGCGTTGATTTTTTATATGCTTATGCCCAAAACTGATTATGTATTAAATTATTTAAAAACAGCTGAAGAAAACAAAAAATGGTTAGAAGTATATAAAAGTATGAAAAATAGATATTTTATAGGTTTTCTTTTAGGTTTATTAGCTACAATATCTTTAGCAAGAACATTTTGTTAAATTAGGTTTGCGAACAATACTTAAACCGGGATTTAAAGGAAGAGTTACAATTTCAGCTTCAGGAAATGATTTTTTTATTTCAATGGGTGTTTTATAACAATCATTACAACCAGCAGGAGTTAAAAGTCTCTGTTCACATGGATATGTATCATGTAAAAAAATGTAACCACCTGGACGTATATAGTTATATAAATTTACAAAATCATTATATGAACTTTCAAAAGAATGATCAGCATCAATAAATGCAAAATAATAGTCTAAACCTGGTAAGATTTCTTTGCTAAATCTATCAGTATAACATTTCCAAAATTTACAATTATATGATAAAATATTATATGGCTGTACTAAATCTATACCATATCCTTCTTTTATATATCTACTAATTTCATTTAGATTATGTCCAGATCTTACTCCATATTCTATGTATACTTCTTTTGCAAATGGATCAACTTCTTGTATAACAGATTTGATAATTAATGCGTGATTAACTGTTTCATCAGGGGGAGGAACAAGACGTTTATATATAGGATCTTTACTAGAATCCCAATTAAAAAATGTCTTATTATTTGTATTCATTAACCAATATAACTCTCTTTTAGCTTTTTTTATTAAATATTTATTACCAATTTTTACAAATTCGCAATTCTCAATACCATCTTTAGGTTTAGAATTACAAATCATGATTCCATCTTGTCTCATTCGATTAAATAAATTTTCATCAAATTTTTCAATTTCACAAAATTCTGTATCATTTTTAGGTTTAATAGATTTTTTAATATAATTAGTTAAGTTATTCATTTATAAAATAAATAATAAAATAAATATGTTTAATTTTAAATAAATATAAACATTTGTGTAATATTGTATTTTTTACAATTATAAGTTTTCGCAAGAGTATTAAAACATTCATTTGTATATATTCTAAGATTGTGCATTTCATCAAAAAATGTTAAAAACTTATTGGGATTTTCAATTAAACGATAAAAAATATCGGTCATTGAAATTACAAACATATCTAATATTTCATATATATCTTTACTTTTTTGTATATTTTTCTCCTTTTTTTGAAGTAAAATTTTAAAATTTTTCTCATTTATTTTTTTTCTCATAAAATCCATTCTTTCTTTTAAATTATCATTTAACATATCTGGTACAGTAAAACGAGGTTGTTCCACGTGTTTTATATGAATTATTTGACGACAAATATTTAAAATTTGAATCATTTTTCCATTATCAGAATGATAATCATCAATTTTACCAAAAATTTTTGTATTAGAAAAAGTAAAATCTTTCATACCTAAATTATTTCGAAATATATAAGTTAAATCACTAACAAAAATATTGTTTAATTCGCGACCACATTGAATATCTAAAGGATTTGTTGGTACAATACCATTATTTGTTTTTCGTAAATATTCAAAATAATGAGGATTATGAATAACTCCATTTTCGATTTTTAAAGTTTTCCAATCAAAAGCTGTATGACATTCTGTACAAAACATTTGGTTACATCCATCAATTTTATAAATTAATGAAGAACATTTTGGACATTCTTTAGAATCTTTTTTAAGTAATTTAACAGATTCAACTATTTCTGGATCACATTTATGATCATTTTCTTTTATTTCTCTACATTCAGAACAAGCTTTGCAACCACATAAATTGCATTTTAAAGATGTAGATAAAAATCCTAAACACTTCGTGTTTGGACATTTACGAATAAATTTTTTTTTGTTATTTTTCTCATCTGAATGTTTTGTTTTTATATATTCTTCTTGTAAAAAATTCAATTGTTCGATATATTTTGCTGTTAATTCTCTCATTTCTTTTGTTAATTGTTCTAGACGAATTTGTTTTTCAACGTATGGTTGTGTTGCTTGTAACATACTAACTTCTCTTTCAAATAAAATATTTTCACGATATACTTTGTATTCTTTATTAATAAAATTTTTTTCGAAGTTATCAACTAAAAATTTTCTATTCCAACGTATTTTACAAGACATACAACATGGATCATCTTTTCTACTCAATAAATATGATTTGGCACATTTACGACAACAATTAAATTCACATCCAATACATTTAACAACACAACGAGAAGTAATATTAAATTTCTCAGTACAAACGTCACACGACATTTAATCAATTCGTTTTTACCATTTTAAAAATAAAATTCAATTTTAAAAAAAATGGTAGAAAATGGTATAAATTTATAAATCATAAATTTGTAAATCTTTATTGGTACCAACTAAAGTTGGCGGTCCAGTCTTATAAGGCACGCAACAGTTGCCAGTTTTATTTATATTTGTTTAAAATTAGGATTTTATAAAATATTAGAAACAGAATACAATAATAATATTATATATATAATGAAAAAGAACGAATTAGTTATTAGATAATTGCGTAATAAATTATGTTATTTTTTATTTATATCTTATAAATCTTAAATGAAATTTTTAAGATATGATGATGTATTAGATATAATGCAGAATGATAAAGAACATCCTTATTCTAAAGATGTTATGGATAAAATTTTTCATCTTGTATCGTCGTATTATAGAGCATATCATAATAAATCAAAAATAAATACAACCATGAAAGAAGGGGGTGAAATTTTAAACTATAAAGGAATGACTGGTAAAAAAACAAGACATTTATATAATAATATCTTGGAATTTCCAAATGCCAAATATTTAGAAATAGGTACATGGTATGGTAGTTCATCTATCAGTGCTGTTTATAAAAATAATATGTCTGCATTGTTTATAGATAATTGGAAACAATTCAATGGTGATAAAAAAACATTTCAAGATGCAATAGAAAAATATTTAACAAAAGAATCTGATTGTAAATTATTAGAAAGAGATTGTTGGAAAGTGAATACTGATAAGATAGATAAAGATTTCAATATATATTTATACGATGCTGGTCATACAGAAGAAGATCATTATAAATCATTGACATATTATTATAATAATTTAAAAGACAATTTTATTTTTATAGTGGATGATTGGTGTTGGGGGGAAGTTAGAGATGGAACGTGGAGAGCTATTAAAGATTTAGATTTAAAGGTTAGATTTTGTCATGAAATTTTTGTAAGCGAAGAAGAAAAATACGGATTTCCAAATCATACTGGTAAAGATACTTGGTGGAATGGTGTTGTATTGTTTGTACTTGAAAAATAGTTGAAAATAGTATTTTAAATTTAAAAATTTTTAAAATTTAAAATATGAGATTATATTAGGAAGTTTATGTCAGAACCAATAAATAAGGAATTATATAATAGTGTTAAAAAAGTTGCTGATAAAAAATTCAAAAGTAAAACTGGAATATATAAATCGAGTTGGATAGTTCAAGAATATAAAAGAAGAGGTGGTAAATATAAAGGTAAAAAAACATCAAAAACTGGATTATTAAGATGGTATAAAGAAAAATGGATCGACTTAAATAGACCAATAAAAGACAAAAAAGGAAAGATAATTGGTTATGAAGAATGTGGAAGAAAAACAAGTAGTAAAGGCAAATATCCATTATGTCGTCCAACATATAGAGTTACAAAGTCAACACCTAAAACATATTCAGAGATTAGTAAAAAGAGTATTTTAAAAGCTAAAAAGATAAAGGCAAAAGTTAAAGGTAAGAAAAATATTCAATTTGGATCAGGCAGAAATAAAAAATTATATAAATGTAAGATATGTAATAAAGAATTGTTAGGTTTAGATAATTTTAAAAATCATATAGATCAACATTTAAAATTTAAATGTGAAATATGTGATTATAAAAAAGAAGTTGTAGAAACACAATATGCAGACCCTGAAGATTATAAAAATTATAATAAATTAGAAAACTTAGATAAGAAAAATTATGAAAATATTAAGATTTATATTAATAAAACTGAAGGTGGATCTGCACAATTTTATGGAAAAAAGAGTTCAAAAATGGTAGCTGTACCTAAAAATGTAAAAAAATGGGCCAAATATGCGTTTAAATTACGGGATATTGGGTTTAAAGGAGCTATAGAAACTGGATGGAAAAGAGCTGAACAATTATCTATAAAAGAATATATACCTATTGAAGATTTAAGATATATGAGAAATTGGTATGCGAGACATATATATACAAGTTATCCAACATTTAAAGAATGGATTGATGCTGGAAGACCGAAAACAAAAGACTGGCATAATAGAAGAGGAATACAAGCATGGATAACATGGGGAGCAAATGCTGGATTTAAATGGATTAATTCAGATAAAGTAATAAATATGTTAAATAAACATTTTGATAAAAATTATAAAAAGATAAAAATAAAGGTATAATTTTATTAACAAAATAGAATAAATATTATTATGTATGTTTAATGATATTTATTAATTGATTAATTCTAATAATTTTATGTAAAAAAAATTGATTTATTTTATTATATTAGTGTAAGTACGTGAATTTCAAAAATGGTATTTACCAGAAGTCAAAAAAGAAACATAGATGAACCCGATTTACAGATAAATGATGGTTTCACAAATGTTAATTTGACTAAAAAAAGGAAATCATCATCAGGAGATGGTTCGCAAGAAAATAATAATGATAATAAAAATGAAAATTATGCAACATATATTATTTGTGATCAAGACGAATTTACAGAAGATTCAGAATATTTTCCAGAATCTGAAACAATACATACAGAAACTATATCAACAGAAACAAAAATAGATCTTAATGAATCTGAAGAATTAGATGATTTAAAAGATATAAATGAAGAATTAATAAATAAAATAAAGAATAAAGAAACTGATAATAGAGGAAAAGTAACAAATATAAAATTAAATCAGGCTCAAGTTCAACAAATTATACAAGAATCTATAAAACAATTAATGCAAAAATATAATGATGAAGATATGGAATTTATAAAAAATAAGTCTAATAATAAACATGACGAATATGATAAATTTTTAGATATGATTGATAGTATTTATACAGGTGATTTTTTTCAAAGAATTCCAATAGAAGATAAAATTAAAAGATTAAAAGAAACAGTTCCAAAAGATGATATGAATAATTTGATAAAAGAATTAGAAAATATCAGAAATGCATATAAAGTTAATGCACCAAGTATAATTGATATTTTAAAAATGAATGTTCCTTTAGAGCAAAAACAAAAACTATTGGAAAAATTATATTTATATTGTAATTCTGAAATTTTAACAACAGAATATAATTCGTCATTAAAACATTTAATGTTAAATATAAATAATAAATTAGAACCAAGTTTAATTGATTTAGAACAAAAAATTTTAAATGTAGTAGATTCTGATAAATATACAGATAATTATAAACATAAAATTTTAAAATCTAATATGTCATTTGAAAATAAAGTAATAGCATATAAAAAGTATGAAATAATGCAAACGTATGAAGATAATGATAGTACAGAATATGCAAAAT